GATGGAAACATCGCCATCGTCCCGGTAGTCGGCACCCTGGTCAAGGCCAACACCCTCTTTTCCTGCGACGCCACCTACGGCGACCTGCGCCGATCGGTTTCGGCCGCGGCAAAGGCCAAAGGCATCGACGCCATCATCCTTGACGGCGACACCCCCGGCGGAACCGTCGCGGGCGCGCAGGAGACCGGCGACTTCCTCGCCAAAGTCAACCAGCGCACGCCCCTGTATGGCTGGGTGGATGACCTGGCCGCCTCCGCCGGATACTGGCTGTTGTCCCAAACCCGCATGATTGGCGCGCACGCCGCCGCCGACATCGGTTCCATCGGCGTCCTTGGCGTTCACTATGACCGCTCCGGCCGTGACGCCCAGAACGGCGTCAAGCGTACCATCCTGGCAGTCGGCGACTATAAGGCCGCCGGCAACGACACCGCCCCGCTGACCGCCGACGAACGCGCCTATCTCATGGATCGCCTCGAGCAGACCTACAGCCTCTTTATCGCCGCCGTCACCAAAGGCCGGCCCCAGCTCGCCGCCGAAACGATTCGCGAGATGCAAAGCCGTGTCTACAAGGCAGGCCCGGCCCTCAAACTGGGCCTCATCGACCACGTTATGGGCCGCGACGAATATATCGACCACATCAAACGCCAGACAAAAGGGGCGCTATCCGTCCCGGCAAAAGGAGTTACAGCCATGAACATTGAAGAACTCAGAGCGCAGCATTCCGACCTGGTATCTCAGCTCGAAGCAGCCGCCCGCGAAGGCATGATTCCCCGCGCAGAGCATGACGCGGCGGTCACCAAGGCCCGCGCCGAAGGAAGCGAAACCGCCCGCGCCTCTCTGCTTGCCCTGCACTCCGCCATCTTCGGCGAAGACGCAGGCAAAAAGCTGGAAGCAGCCACCCAAAGCGGCATCACCGCCGACCAGGCCAAGGCCCTCGGCATCACCGCCGAAGCCGGAGAAGCAGCCGCCCGCGCCGCCATCCTCGAAGGCATCACAGCGGTTGCCGCCACTGGCCTCAAGCCCGGTCAGGTCGTAACAGTGCAGCCAAAGGGTTCAATAGACACTTCGGCCATTTACGCATCACGTCAGCCTCGATAAATATCGTCGTAACCACGACAAAAAGGAGACCCGATCATGTCACCAGTAATCAGCGAAGGCCGCTATCGCGGCGAATTTCTTTTCAGCGAAGCGTGCGGCACCCGCTCGCTGGAGACCGTCACCATCGACACCGGAGACCTCGCCGCGGGAACCGTACTCGGGCGAATCACCAAAGGAGCGGCAAGCGCCGCCGCTGGTGATGGAAATACCGGCGACGGAACCTGCACTGGGTTGGCGTGCAAGGCCCTGTCAAATCCGGAAACCTGGAAACTGATCTGTATTAGCGCTGCCGCTCCGACGGCCGGCGCGGCAACAGGAGCCGCTGTTACCGGAAATACAGGCGACGGTACTATCACCGCAGCCCCCATTGTCGGGACTGGGGCCAAGGTCGGCGTTTATCGCGCTGTCTGCATCGAGCCCGCGACCAATGCCGGGAAATTCATCGTAGAGGATCCGGACGGTATCACCGTCGGGATTGCCACCGCAGGCGTTGAATTCGTCGGCGGCGGGCTCACCTTCACCATTGCTGATGGAACCGAAGCCGACTTCGCTTCTGGCGACTCGTTTACCATCACCGTGGCCGCCGTGGCGGGCAATGGCGGTGTCTTCTCCGTTGTCGGCTCCAAAAGCGGCCGGTTTGCCGATGCAAGCGTGGGCGTTGCCTATGTCAATGAGTACATAGGTTTCACCATTAACGCCGGTGATACCGGTTTCGCGGTTGGAGACACCTTTACCATCACTGTAGCTGAAGGCTCCGGCAAATACGTCGCATACAATCAGGATGGTGTGGACGGCTCCGAAATCGCCGCCGGTATCCTTTTTGACAACGTCAACGCCACAGACGCAGACGTAGAGGCCGTCATTGTCGCCCGCGACGCAGAAGTGAGCGGCAATGAACTCGCCTGGCCGGCAGACATAGAAGCCGGTGAAAAGACCGCCGCCATAGCGCAACTTGCCTCCCTTGGCATCATCGTCCGATAACGCAGGGGCGATCCTTGTGGTCGCCCGTTTCGACGCCCCTACAAAAGGAGAATAGACAAATGAGTGTCTTCGACGTATTCAATTCAGACCCTTTCAGCCTGGTGTCCCTTACCGACGCCATCAACAAAGTCCCCTTCATCCCCGGTCGCCTTGGTCAGCTCGGCATCTTCGAAGAAAAGCCCGTCTCAACTACCGCCGTAATGCTCGAAGAAGAGGACGGGGTCCTCTATCTGGTAGAGAACCGTCCACGCGGATCGGCGCCGCAGCAAAACCAGACCGGAAAGCGCAAAGCTCGCTCTCTGGTGCTCACGCACCTTCCCACCGGTGATCGGATCATGGCCGATGAAATCCAGGGCGTGCGGGAGTTCGGCAGCAACGACCAGGCGAAAGCCATTCTCAATGTGACAAATGGTCGGCTCGCCACCATGTCCAGCAGCCTCGACGCCACCTTGGAGCACCTGCGCATTGGCGCCATCAAGGGGCAGATTCTGGATTCCGACGGTTCAACCGTGATTTACAATCTGTTTACCGAGTTCGGGGTCAGCCAGGAGACCGAGGTTGATTTTGACCTCGACAACGCAAGCCCGGCTTCCGGAGTTTTGCGCAAAAAATGCGCCGCCATTGTCCGCAAGATCGGCGATAACCTTGGGGCAACCCCCTTCAGCGGAGTCCATTGTCTGTGTGGTGACGCCTTTTTTGACGATCTCCTAGCCCATGCCGAAGTGGTCGAATCCTATAAAGGGACCCCGATGGCGCAGGTCCTGCGTGAAGGATACATCTATCCGAACAGCGACCTCAAGATTTACGGAGCGTTCGAATTCGGCGGTATCGTTTTCGAAAACTACCGCGGCAAGGTCGGCTCCATCGACTACATCCACACCGACAAGGCGCACTTTTTCCCGGTTGGAGTCACCGGTCTGTTCAAGACCTATTTCGGCCCGGCCAACTACATCGAAACGGTCAACACCCTGGGTCTCCCCAAATACGCCAAGGTCTCCCCGGACCCGCAGTTCCAGAAATGGGTGGACATCGAGGCGCAATCCAACCCGCTGCCCATTTGCACCCGGCCCAAGGTGCTCATGCTCGCCAAGAGGACCTGATAAAGGGGCGGGTCATCCCGCCCCGGTTTAACCGTTATGCTGAAAGAACCCACACCACCAGGAGATATCCAGTGTCCGAATCCTGCCGCCAAGAGGGCGCCATAGCAAAACTAGAAGCCACCGACGCATCCATCCTCGAGGCGCTCCGGGAGCTCAAAAAATCCAACGAGCGCCTCATAGAGGTCCTGGAAAAGATAGCGGCCCAGGGCGCCCGCATATCATCACTGGAGGACCTGGCAAAAAAACAGCGGGGCGACATCAACGCCCTGTTCAGCCGCGTCCGCGAACTGGAAATGACCCCCGGCCGCGAGGGCGCCACCGTGAAAATAGGGCTGATAATGGCGGTCCTGTCCGCCATGGTCAGCTTCTTCGTAGCCAGGATTATGCGCGGCTGATGGGATTCTGCATCATCATCAAGGGCGAGTGCCCTGCCTCGGACGACGCCCTCAAATGCGCCAAACACACCTGTCCGGAAGGGAAGGGCAGAGTGAACGAAAACGAGGAATAAAATGTCCCTGAGAGAGCAGCAATCAAAATTCGCCGTAATGGTCGCGGACCTCATCCAGAAAGCAGGGGAGATGGGCTACGAAGTGACCCTGGGCGACGCCTACCGCGATCCCCGGCTCCACGGCAACCCAGGTGCAAAAAAGGGTTATGGCGCCGCCAACTCCTACCACAAATCCCGTCTGGCCATCGACCTCAACCTGTTTCGCGACGGGAAATACCTTTCCTCGACCGAGGACCATCGGCCCCTCGGGGAATGGTGGGAATCCAGGGGCGGAACATGGGGCGGAAGGTGGAAAGACGGCAATCACTATTCTCTGGGTGAAGGGAAAGGGTAGGGTCCTGCCCTAAAACCCGCTCAGAAACGAAATTTGGAAGCCGGATTTCCCCGGCGAAGGAAAAGTCCATGAGCATCATCAGCGACATATTCAGCGGCGGGGCCGAAGGGCTCCTGAAGGGCGTCGGCACCTTGGCAAAGGACATCCGCAGCGCCATCACCGGCGAAGAATCATTAAGCGCGGAACAGCGGGTCAAGCTGGCGGAAATGGCCTCCGCCATCGAAAGCGCCGCACTGGCCGCCGACATGGAGATCGCCAAGGCTCAGACCGCCATCAACATCGAAGAGGCCAGAAGCGACGGCATCTTCAAAGGCGGCTGGCGTCCGGCGGTCGGCTGGGTCTGTGTCGCCGGGCTGGGATACACTTTCATCATCCGCCCCATGCTCCCCTGGCTGGTGGGGCTGTTCGGTTCCCAGGTCCCGGCCATGCCCTCGATACAGACCGACGAACTGATGATACTGCTGACCGGCATGCTCGGCCTGGGCGGATTCCGCACATTCGAGCGCGTCCGGTCGCAGAAAGCATAGGAGACACCATGAAACGACTCGCAACAGCCGCCCTTGGCGCATTGACAATACTGGCCCTGGCCGCCTGCTCTCCCCCCCTGCATGAGGAGTCCGGCGAGAGATTGGATACCTACCGGGTGGGAAAATGACCTTCCGTGAAATGGTGACAGACACAAACCCGGCGTTCATCGCGGTTTTCGGCGAACCGGTAACGTTCGCCTACGACACCGAGGCCATCCCCTGCAACGCCATCGTCAACATCCTGGACCGCCCCGTCTGGCTCACTGACGACCAGGACCAGACTGCCATCCTGTCCATAGACTGCGACCCGGTTGACGTCTCCTGGCTCACGGATGAGCTCTCGACCCACTGGAAGGTCTCCGCCAGGGGGAGGCTCTACAACATCGCGGGAATCGCCCGCAACGAAATGACCACCGTCTATCTCAAGGTCATACTCCCGGAGGACATCGATGCTGATCAAGGATATTAAGGCCGCCATCCGGGACCGCCTGCGGGACCGCATCACCAGCGCCTCCATCATGGACTACCCCGACCAGCCCGACACCTACGCCATGCGGCACGCCACGGCGGAGCTGCTCGTCCACTACCTGGAGTCCGAAGGCGGCAGAAACCGCCGGGTATCCATGGGCGTGGTGGTGGTGACCCACACTCAGCCGGTAAACGACCGTTATCTCGCCGCCGTGCTGGCCGTGCTCAACGGATATCGAATCGGCGGGGCGCATGCGCTGGAATATATCGAGGACACCAATCTCGGCTACGAAGCCAACACCTGGAAAACAATGGTCAAGTTCACGGTCGCCGCCCCGGTTCCGCCCGTTCCGGACGGTGTACTGACGGAGTATCTGCATAAACTGGGAATAACGTAAACGTAGGGGCAATCTTCGAGGTTGCCCGCAACCGGGGCGAATACGAGATTCGCCTCTACGGGAGGTAAGAAAATGTCAGCAAAGAATCTAGTCGAATCGAAATACTACTCCGGCCAGGGCGCGCTGCTCATCGCGGAGCGGGATGCCACCACCGGCAAACCCAAGGGCTACACCCATGTAGGCAACGTCCCGGACCTGAAGATCTCCATCTCCGTGTCCGTAGACGAGCACAAGGAAAGCACCACCGGCCAGCGTGCCGTGGACAAGCGCCGCACCACCGAAACCAAGGTAAACGTCAGCGCAACCCTGGAATCGCTGAATAAAGAGAACCTGGCCGCCGCCCTGCGCGGCACCGCCGCCGCCGTGGCCGGTGGAGACGCGGCTGACAAGTCGGTAACTGCGTACCTCGGCAAAACTGTTGCACTGGAGCACGTCAAGGTTTCAGCCGTAGTGGTGAAATCTATCGATGATACGCCGCTGACCTACGAGGTTGACAAAAACTACACAGTGAATGCCGAAGCGGGGTCAATCAACATCCTGACCGCCGCCCAGCAGACCGCCGCCGGCGCGACAAACAGCATAGAAGACGCGGAAGTGCTGAAAGTCTCCTATACCTACGCGGCCCAGGAGACCGTCGAGGCCATGACCGAGGCGGCCAAGGACTATCACCTCCGTTTCGAGGGCATGAACACCACGGACGGCAACAAGGCCGTCGTGGTTGAGATCTTCAAGTTCAGCTCCGACCCGCTCAAAGAGCTTTCCCTCATCGGCGACGGCATCGGCCAGATGACCCTGGAAGGCTCGGCCCAGGCGGACCTGACCCGTCTCACCGGCAGCAAGTATTTCCGGGAGATCCTGGAGGCGTAGAGTCGAAAACCAGCCCTGCCGGGACCGAAAAACCCGGCAGGGCTACCCATCACGGAGCCGTCGTCAATGCCCACTCAGCAACTCATAGCCCAGACCGACAACATCCTCGCCGTTGCGGAGGCGACCGCTTCCGCCGTTTCTCCCTCCACCGCCATCCGGTCCCTTGGCATGTCCCGCCAGGGGACCGGACTCGTCACGCTGTCGGGGAGTTACACGGGGCACGAGTCCGCTGATTATGATGTTGAGATTGTCACCGCCGAAGGGACCGGGCGGGCCTCGGCGCCGGAATTTACCGGCATCGGGTCCGGCTCTCTCACTGTCACCCAGGCGGATATCCCCGCCCAGGAGGTATCCCTTACTCTGGTGACTCCGCCCTTTCCGGGCAGCCCGGCTGAACTCCTGGTGGGAACGGACGCCTTGCGGGCGGTCCCCACTGGCGCGGACGGAAACCGGGTCCGCATCGATGTGGACGATTCCGGACTGTCCCTTGCGCCATCCGGAGCCTCGACCCTGGAGGAAGTGGCGGAAGGGCAGGAAGAGCTTACCGGCTGGCTGTGGGACATCGCAGGCGTTATCACCTCAACGGACCTGTCCGGCAACGTCCCATCTAACGCCCCCCGGCTGAAATTCGGCGAAGATCCGCAGGTATACCGGGTGGTACGCGACTTTCGCGGCGGTTCCGCCCGCACGATTCTCACCCCGGCGGCGGTCCGGGCTATTCCCAAGGGCACGCCCATCATCCTGGTGACTGGATCCTATGCCGTCACCATAACCGGCGAAGGCCTCGGCGTGGCCGGGGCGGACCTGGTGGAAACCTACCCGGAGTCAGGCCAGTTAATCACCGGCTATGACCTGGTTTCGGCGCTGGCCTCATCGGACCTGCTGCGCCCTGCCTATACGCCCGCCCCGGTAACCACTCCCGGAGGAAACGCCCGCACGGATCTGCCGGTTGTCACCGGGGCCTATGCGCTCATCAGCGAGGCCAGCAAGCCGGATATTCGCCCGGCGGACCTGTCCGCCAGGGCAGGCGCCACAGCTCAGACCATCACCCTGGAATGCCGGGGAAACGGCTCCTGGACTGTAACGGGCACGGCGTCCGGCGCTCTCCCGGCGGTCCGCGAGGGCGAACGCTACGCGCCCGCCGACTCTCCCGTGTTACTGACCATCCCGGCCCGTCCGGTCCCGGAAGGGATTGACGGGATAGCGCCGGTGAGCATCACGCAGATATCCCTGGAATCCAGGGGCGAAGACGAAGCCCTGCCGAACATCTGCATCGAGGGCGCTCTCGGAGCAAACGCGGCTCCCAGGACGATCACCGCGACATACGCGAAACGCCCGGACCCGGACGACTGCCCGTGCAGTGACGTAGATGCTCCATGGTGGAATGAAGCCTGTCTGGGGCTGGATATCTTGAATATTGAAGGAGGTGAAAATGTGGATGAAGCATATCAGACACGGCTGATAGACCTGTACGAATGGCAGAGGGATTTTATCGCGGGGAATGTGGCGATAATTACCACGGGAGTCAGGGAGTTTATTTACAACATGACACCAGCAGCATGGGAGGCCACAGGCACCATATATGCTGATAACGCCGCAGGCGTCACGGCTCGGGGCGCGGATTGGCTAGGCACAGATCCCATATCTAGTCATTCTGTGCCCGACATTTTCACTGAAGCATATCATAAATACGCTGGCGTCGCCATTACCGGCAAGGTAAGCGCGGATGTCATCGATGTGAGACTCTGCAAGCTGATAACAACAATATTGGCTGACTGTCTTTCACAGATCTGGTCCTCCAGCGCCGGTACTGCGGCTTGGGATGCCATGTTTACCGATGTCCAGACGGATATGACGGCAATAGCAGGGAGTTTGGCCACGCTTACCAGGCCAGACATTGAGGACTTCATCGAACAATACCAGGCCGCGGCCAACTACTGCCTCGCCTGCGCCGGCATCGTGCCGGGAAAATCTAGCCCTGTCAGCGGAAGTGTAACCGGCTGCTGGCAGGATATCGATGGAGAGTATTGGTGGCTGCTCTCCGACGGTTACGCCCCGGCGTTCACCAACGAGGAATATTATTCCACCCTCGCCGGGAGTCTCATAAACACCCAGGAGTTCGCCTTCCAGATCCGCTGCGCCTGCGAAAACCGGCTCAAGGAAGGCGACTCCATCACCATCTCCATCGGCGCAAACCTCGCCGGCCTGGTCTGGGGCAGCTCCGAAAAACTGTCAATCGACGTGGTCCCTGCCAAGCCCCTGTATGCCGTTGGCGGCCTGGCCGCCGACGATACCGAGACCTGGAACGTGGCCGCCAAGGACGGCGACGGCGACACCCTCCCGGCCGCTACACTCAGCGCCTCGAACCGGAATTATTCCTCCGGTGGCCTGGCCTTCTCCCTCCCGGCGGGCGGGATCCCCTTTGCCCTGGGCGACAAGTTCACCTTCACCATCGAGGGCGGAACTTTCCGCTGGCGTAGGGACAGCGGCGCATGGTCTGCCGCCGCAGCCATTGCGGACGGAACATCCCTGGAGCGGGGCCTGACTGTTTCCTTCCTCTCCGGGTCCGCCCCGTCGTTTACCGCCGGGGACATGCACCATTTCCGCGTCCTTCAGGACGCCGCCCCGGTCAAGGCATTGACCCCGGACGCCTGCGCCTGGCAATGGGACGCCGGAGCGGCAACCATCACCCTCTCCTGGACCGGCGCCGCCGACATCTCCACCCTGGCAATCGTGCACGAGCTGCCCTCCACGGCCACCGTCACCGCCGAGATAACGGCCGACGGCGAAACCTGGACCGCCCTCGCATGGCTTACCGCCGTTACCCTGCGCGCCCATCTCCATGTGGCGGCGGGCGCGGCTGTCGAGGCCGTGGGTCTGCGCCTCACCTTCAGCAAACCGGGGGCAGTCCGCTGGATATGGGCGGGCGAGCCGTTCCAGCCGGATGTAAACGCCGCCCTGCGCTTGCGCCATATGTATGACACTGTGCGGGCCAAGGTCGCCGGGGCCGCCGCGCTGCTGGCGGAAGGAACCGCCGCGAGCCTGGAATGGGACATGCTCTCCCTGTCCGACGCGGGCCGCCTGGCCGCAATGGTCCGGGGCCAGAAGCTCCTGGGCGACGCCCCGCTCATCCTCATACCCCACGGGCTTCACCTGACCGAGGCGTACCTGTGCCGAATCGACGGCGACGAGTTCGAGATCAACGACGAATTCAATTATGAGCCGGACAACACCGCCCACCGGTCCCTGTCCGCCTCCCTGGAGCTGGTCCCGGAATGGAGGGCCGTGGCGTGACCGTAACCATGCACACCACGCCGCCAGTCACGGTTTCCCGGCCCGGCCGCCTGTTGGGCGTCGGCTCCGTCCGGGCGGCGCTGTCCCCCGGCGCGGAAAACGCCTCCTGCTCCGTCAGCCTCGACAACGGCGACGGCTATTTTTCCACCCTCTTCAGCGTCCCGCCCCTGGGCGTCCTGGTGACCATAGAGGACTACGGAGGCGAGATATTCCGGGGGTCCGTCACCTCCTGTTCCCTGGCGGCGTCCTGTGACCTGGAGTGCGAATCATGATGTATCTGCCCCTGTCACGAGCCCTGCCGCTCCGCGATACCACCGCCTGGGGAAGGTTCGCGTCCATCCGAGCCCTGCCCAGGGTCTACGGCCGGGCGGCCCTGACGCCAGTCCCCTATGACGACACGGGCCGCGTCTTTGTCGTCGCCGACCATCCCATATCAGGGATCGTGGCGGTAAAGCGCGGCAAAGAGGATGTCACCGCCTGGCGGCTTCGTCACGGCCCGGACACCACCGACCGGACGGTTGCCTTCCTGGACCTTCAGGCGGCCGTGCTGGAAGACCAGGACAGCCTGGCAGTCACCCTCGACGGCCTGATGGACCCGGTGACCGGCAATCTGCTGACCAATCCGGCGGATGTGGCCGCCGACCTGCTGCAATGGGCCTCCGGAGAGTCCATAGACCGGACCCGGTTTGCCCTGTGGCAGTCCCAATGCCGCCGTGCGGGTCTGGAGGTCGCCGGGGTTATCAACGAAGCAGCCATGACCATCAGGGCCTGTCTGGACGTCATGACCGACAGCGCCGGGGCCTCATGGTCCGGGGCCATGCCCGGCTTTGGCCAACTGCTCCCCGGACTGTCGGGCACGGAACAGGCCTGCGCCATATCCAGCCATGCAATCCGCTCCGTCCAGGCGCAATCGAGGCTGGACGACATAGCAACGATAGTCACCGTCAATTTTGGCTATGACTGGAGCGAAGCCGAATACACCGGCAGCGTTACCTACCAAGCGCCGGAAGAGATAAAACGCTACGGCCGGGTCGAGCGGACCCTGGACGCACCCTGGTGCCCGTCCGCAAGACAGGCGGCCAGGCTGGCGGAGGTCCATTGCGGAAGATTCGCCGTCCCCAGGTGGTCGGCGGAGATAGCGGGCGACCGCTCGTTGAACCACATCGACGTGGGCGAACTCATCACCTGCAATCACCGGCTGTTGCCGGGCGGGGCCGCCACGGCCGCCCTGGTCACCGGCATCGACCGCGACCACGCAGCCGGGTCCATGACCCTGACCATAGACTACCCCGCAGCGCCATGCGCCGGGGTAGAGATAGCGGGCTGGTCCGGCCGCTTCACCCCACGAGCCCCGGCAGACACCCAGGTAATCATCGGCCAGGGAAGCGTGACTCTGGTGATAGCCGACGACTCCGGAACCGCCATAGCAGGCGCCATAGCGGTAATGGACGGCGTAAAAACCGCCATCGCCGACGCCTCCGGCCGCGTGACCTTCAGCGGGGTATCGTCAGGCAGACATTCCGTAGAGATCCGCGCCGCCGGGTATGCGGCTTATACCATCGAGGTGATAGCGTGAAAATCAAACTGCCGGGGATGAACAGGGAAATAGGGATACGGATGGTGAAGACACCCGAACCGGCGGAGCCGGAGTGCGTTCCGCAAATCGAGGGATTGTTTCTTCAGGATTGGTTCGGCGAATGGAAAATAACTGAAAAATACGTACTCGACTATGAAAGGGATAATTATTACACGTTCGAATTGGTGCGTCTGCTGGGGGATACCTGTGGCCAGGATGTCACGTGGCGGACGGATTTTGAACCGTATGAGGATTTCTCAACATACTGGAAGCCCTTGTACTATTTTGAGCATCCCGTTTTTTATGGGCACGGCGCGCTGGGAGTGGTTGGGTATAAAAGATTGGGGCGGCTTTGGCCCTTTTATCCCCACCCTGGCGTGATACGGATATGGGCTACAGTGGGTGGCCAGGAATATGGACCAGTGACGTTGCATATTCAGTATGAAGAACGGGCAGCCAGTTAAAATATGCCGCCATTAAAAGAACCATTCAAAGAGTCATCGAACGGCGAGAATCGTCCGCCGCCCGCCGAAAAGCGAACCATCCCGGTTCCCTGGCCGACAGCCGACGAGATGCTGAGGCA